GTGAAATGGAAGATGATTTGAAAGATAAAGTTGAAGAAGGTGAAGAAGAGGATGCGGAAGAATTGAAAGCAGACTTAAACGAAGCTTACAAAACTATCAAATCATTACAAAGAACAATTAACGAAGTGAACTTATTGAACGCTAAGTTATTATTCGCAAACAAATTATTCAGAGCTCATAACATGACTAACGAACAGAAAGTTAAAGTTATTGAAACTTTGGATAGAACAAAATCAGTAAGAGAAGTTAAATTGGTTTACTCTACATTAGCAGAGAATTTCAAATACACTTCATCAAACAGAATTGCTAAGAAATCAATCGCAGAAGGAATTGCAAGTAAAGTAGTTAAATCTACAAAACCATCAGCTCAGAAGCAAGTGATTTCAGAATCTACTACAATTTCTAATAGATTCAAAAAATTAGCTGGTATTATTAAATAATAAAAACAATTAAATTCAAAATGAACTTAAAAAAATTAATGACAGGTGCTAACCCACAGAGCGTAATGCTTGAGCAAACTAGAGGTTTGAAAGGCAAGTGGGAAAAAACAGGATTACTTGAAGGAGTAGGTTCTGAAACAACTAAGCATGGTATGGCAGTAATGTTAGAAAACCAAGCTAAGCAATTATTGGACGAGGCAACTCGTACAGGTACATCTTCTGGTTCAGAAGAGTGGGCAGGTGTTGCTCTTCCATTGGTACGTCGTATCTTCGGTTCTATCGCAGCGAAAGAATTCGTTTCGGTTCAACCAATGAACTTACCATCAGGACTTATTTTCTATATGGATTTCAAATATGGTACTGATACTACAGTAGGTAGACCAGCTTCTGGTTCTTCTATGTTCGGTAACGGTGGAACTTTTGGTAAAGATTCTTTATCTCCAGATGGTAACAAATTGGGTTCTACTCAAGCTACTGAAGGTGGTCTTTACGGAGCAGGACGTTTCGGATATACAATCAATGATTCAGACGTTGCAAAATCAGCTACGTTAGCATCTGCATCTTTAGCAAGTATTTCATTTGATTTATCTGATTCTACTATTTCTTCATCTTATGCAGCAGGTAAACTTAAAAAATTAACTGTAGCATTACCAGATGATGCAGATTTTAGTGGTGTAAGAGCATTTGATTTTGTACAATCAGGTTCTGGATTTACATTATATCCTCAATTTACTGTTAAAGATGGTTCAAACGTAGTATTCGTAGCAGGAGTTACTGCAGAAAGTACTTACGCAGGAGCAACTACGGTAGGTGGTACTTTAGCATACCACAAACAACCAACTGACATCTCTAGAGGTGACTTTGAAGATAGAGGAGCTGATTTAGCGATTCCAGAAATCGAATTAGAATTGAAATCTGAGCCTATCGTGGCTAAGACTCGTAAATTGAAAGCAATCTGGACTCCAGAATTAGCGCAAGATTTAAATGCATACCACTCAGTAGATGCAGAAGCTGAATTAACTCAAATGTTATCTGAGTATATCTCATTAGAGATTGACTTAGAAATCTTAGAGATGTTGCAGCAAAACGCATTCACAACTGATTACTGGTCTGCAAGAGTTGGATACGATTACAATTCTGGAAACGGAACATTTGCAATCGATGCTAACGCAGCAGCAGCTTCAGCATACACAAAATCAACTTGGTATCAAACTTTAGGTATCAAATTGCAAAAAGTATCTAACAAGATTCACCAATTGACTATGAGAGGTGGAGCAAACTTCTTAGTTGTTTCTCCAAACGTAGCTACAATCTTAGAATCAATGAACGGATTCTCTGCAAACCCTGGTAAAGATGCTTTAACTTTTGCAGCAGGTGTAACTAACATCGGTTCTATCTCAAACAGATATGATGTTTACAAAAACCCTTATATGACTGAGAACGTTATCTTATTAGGTTTCAAAGGTTCTAACTTCTTCGAGACAGGTGCGGTTTACGCTCCATATGTACCGTTGATTATGACTCCATTAGTGTACGACCCAACTAACTTCACTCCAAGACGTGGTGTTATGACTCGTTACGCTAAGAAAATCGTTAGACCAGAATTCTACGGTAAAATCTTAGTTGAAGGATTAGAGACTCTTTAATCTTAATCAATTAGAGTAATCATTAAGGGAGGACAGAAATGTTCTCCCTTTTTGTTTTATAGGAATATCAGTTCTTTTTTATTTCTTATATTTATAGGTGTAAAACTATAAATTTTCATTATGTCTGTAAACACATACTGGTCAGGTTCAGTATCTGGCTCATTTATATCGGGTTCATCTACTCCTTTTGGAATTTACGATTCAGATACTGAGTTTAGAATTGATGCACCCAAAACTGCAACATGGGTAGCAAAACGATTGGGTTGGCCAATTGTAAATATTGAATTGGATAATGACCAAATATTTACTTGTTTTGAAGAATCTGTTTCAGAGTATTCGGCACAAATAAACCAATTTAATCTTCGTAATAACCTTGATATTTTAAGAGGACAACCAAAGGGGAGAGTTGCAAACTTTTCTCAAACACTTGTAGATGGTTCATTTTTACCTACTGCAGTTCGTATGGCACAACAATATGGAACTTTGGCAGGAGTTGGAGGTTCAACATCTATTAAGAAAGCATATGTAACTCTAACATCATCGGTTCAAATATATGATATAATGGAAGGTGCAACTGATGTAGAATCGGGTCTTTCTTTTGGAGCAATATTTAGTGGTTCATCCACAATTGATGTTACAAGAGTTTATCACGAAGCAGTTCCTGCAATTACTCGTTTCTTTGACCCATATTCAGTTGGAGCTCAAGGTACATTGAATTTAATGAGTGAGTTAGGATTTGGTAATTACTCTCCTGCGGCACAATTCTTAATGATGCCTTTATATGAGGATGTTCTAAGAATGCAACATATTGAATTTAATGACCACATTCGTAAATCGGCACATTCATTTAATATAGTAGATAATAAATTAGAAATATTCCCCGTTCCTTCTATAAATCATCCAGAAAGAATATACTTTGAGTATATTAGTAGAGATGAATTTGAACATGATTCTCAAACAATTCAAGCAGATTCACTTTCGGATTATTCAGATATTCCATACGATTTCATTCAATATTCAAACATAAATGATGTTGGTAAACAATGGATTCGTAAGTACACGTTGGCTCTCTCTAAAGAGTTACTAGGGGCAATTAGAGAGAAGTATTCATCTATCCCTATACCTGATGCAGAAATCTCTTTAGATGGGGCAGCATTGAGAGCAGAGGCACAGGTAGAGAAAGATATGCTAATTACCCAATTAAGAGAAAACTTAGATGAGATGAGTAGAAAGAATGTGATGGAAAATAAAGCACATGAATCCACTCACCATCAGGAAATGCTAAGAAAAGTTCCTTTAAGATTATATGTAGGATAATATGCCAAAGTTTTCAATAGGTAGAGATTTAGATTTTTTTCATAGTATTGCCAGAGAATTGGTAGATACTGTGATAGAAAATACTTTTGTATTGTTTAAAATAGATTTAAATTCTACAACAGTAAATATTTACGGAGAATCGTTAAACAAAACTTGGCATCCTGGTGTTGAACTATTTGGTTTAGTAGATAAAGACCCGGAAGGAGTTACATATGAGGGATTTGGTTCTGAAGCCACTCAAACTATGACTTTTAAAGTTGATAGAGAATTGTGTGAAGAACGAAAAGTATATCCGGAAATTGGTGATGTTATATATTACGATGATTCTTATTATGAAATTGATAATACAAATGAAATTCAGTTTGTAGCAGGTTCTCCTGATAATAATTGGAGTATTGTAATATCATCATTTGAAGTAAGTAAATCGAATCTAAACATAGAAAAAAGAATAGATTAATATGTCTACTAACCCATTAAAAAAAACAGATAGGATTCTGCAATCAAAATCTACAAAAGGAGACTTAAAACAAAGTATCTCTCTTTTTGATATAGATTATGCAATGATGTCTTATTTAGAAGATACTGCATTACCTACATTGGATAATAATGGAGTAGCAGTTAAAATACCTGTAATTTATGGTAATTCCGAAAGATGGAATGGAGCTAGAAGACAGGGTGTTTTTAGAGATAATAAAGGTAAAATACAATTACCAATAATGATGATTCGTAGAACATCTATTGCAAAAGATGACCAAATGCCAATGAACAATAGGCATGTTTCATATCAAGGTATTACAAAATATTCAAAAGATAATAGATACGATAGATTTACATTATTGGGTAAAAATGTACAACCTAAATATGAAATTTATAAAATACAAATGCCAGAATATGTTGAATTAAACTATGATTGCATGGTTTGGACTTCATATACAGAACATTTGAATTCAGTAATAGAACAATTACAATATACTGGAACATATTGGGGTGATAAGGATAAGTTTAAATTTAGAACATCGTTAGGTGATTTCAATGTTGTAAACGAAGTAGGAGAAGGAACGGAAAGAATTAACAGAGTTGAATTTAGTTTAACAGTTAAAGCATATTTACTACCTGAAAAATTTGATGGTGATACTAATATTAAAAAATCATTTTCTACAAAAAGAATTATTGTTGCAACTGAAACGGATGTAACTGCAAATGGTAGATTAGAAGGAATGCTTACAACTCCATCTCCATATTATGATAACAAAGATTTAATTGATTTTCTTTCAATAAACAATAGTAAAGTAGTAGATGGGGGAACAAATTCGGCAACATTTGAAAATGTAAAGTTAATACAAGCACCCCCACAATTAGTATCTGTAATTAGTACTGGATTAACATATGGAGAAAACTCATATGATGTTAAGTTGTATATAAATGGTGTAAGATATTATCAAACAACACATTTTACTGTAACATCATATACAAACAACATACTAACATTAGCGTTATCCCCTGGATTTCCAGTAGATAATAATGATGAAATTACTATTACAGGTAAATTTATTGAAATTCTTCCATAATGAAAAGAAGCCTTTTAGATATAACACAAAAAATCAGTAGAAAACCTGGCAAAGCGGTTTTAACTCCAAAGGATTTAACAAATTCTACTCATTTTATTTATGAAGCAACGGGTTGGAGATTTGTGAGTATATTAAGAGAAATTGAATACAGAACTACGCAAGACAGATTGCAAGTTTATATTAATACACAGACAATAAGTGGAACAGATTATATAGTTGAAGAAGGTGGGAATGGTTTATTAATTAAATTTATTAGAAGTGAATTTCAATATAATTTAGATTCACAGGATTACATAGAAATAAAAGGAGATATAGAACAATATGCTTAAAAGATTTTCATCAAATACACGAAAATTAAATAGAATCATTCCAAAAGTTAATACTAACAATTTGAATGATAATTCGTATTTGACAGGAAGTTTGTTAAATATAGAACTACCAACTACTCGTTCTTTTGATTCACATACTCGTTCTAATCCAAATCCAATAAAAGTTGTAAATAACAAAACAATTATATCCGACTTTTATCAAGAAATATTAGAACATAGTGCAAGATACAATCAAAGAGTAATTGATGAATTTGATAATAATTTAAATACATTAACGATATATAATGTTACATTAGATTATGGAACAGAAGGAGCATCTGCTGATAATTTTGAAGTATTAGTTTATGGATTACATATTCCAGGAAACTATACAATAAAAGAAGTTGGAAATGATGTAGTAATAACATTAAACGAACAATACATAGATTATGATAATGTGACTATTAATGATATTTATGTTATAGGTAAATTGG